TTTATTTTATCCCAATAAACACCTATGTCTTGAGTAGGAACATATTGTAATTGCATTACCCGATTATAACATAATCATACGTATTATTTGCAACACTATTTGGTAAATGTGTAATCGTTGCTTGTCCTTTTGACCTTGCACTAATATATGGTTCTAATCCTGTTCCAGATGTTTGGCTAGGAAATGCCATACATAAGGTCAGTGATACAGATGGTATGCTTGGTCTAGTATAAGGCGATGTAATTGCTGCATTTGATGTTAATGAAACCACAGCATCATCAACTGCACATATTGCTTCTATATAATCATTTGCTGATAAGTCTAATGGATGTTTGACATAAGCTACAGCAGCACCATTGACAGAACCTTGTTTATCAGGAACTGTAATGTTAGTGCAAGAATGTGGTACATCTGTTCCATTCACTCTAAACCATATATACGCATTGTGTATTTGTGAATCTGTGTTATTAAAACGACATAACAAATCAACATCATAACAACCTGCATAATCCACTGTAATCTGGTTACTATCTAATGACATTCCATATTCTTTTTCTGCATCAGAAATAGTTATTACTGTAGGTGTGTCAGCAGTAAATGTCTGTGTAGTATCATCCTCAAACAAACCATGAGGTAATTGAAACGCATTAGATGCTGATTCTTTATTAGTAGGCATTAACAAAATAACAGAATTACGACCAATACGTTCATCTAATATAGTAGTAGATGTAGCATTACTTGTATTTAAAGTAATTGTGCCTGTGTTATTAGACTTACCTTCTACAAGATTATTAACTACTTCTGATATTTGTCTTGGGTCACCACCTTTCCAAGGTAGCTTTCTATACATATCGGAACGTGCCATTACCTATTCCCTGCTTGATTAACGTCTAAATCTAATCCTATGGCTAATGACCAGTTAGCACCTGTTGGTGTGACTGATACTCTATGATAACGACCATGACTGCGTAAACCTACACGACCTTCTGCATCTGCTGATACGGCTGATGAAAATGTAACTGTGTCATTCAATTCACGTCTTGATGCTATTTGCACATCTGCACTACCATTGTCTACAGATGGTCTAACAAGAGTAACTAGAGTGTTATAACCAAACTCTAAATCGTTTGTCGTTAATGTAGCTGTTTGTCTTGTGCCTGTAAATACAATAATTCTATCATCACGAACACCACCAAATAAGAACTTACCACCTTTCCAGATTCGGTCATCGAGTGAGGCAGATAAAGCATCGAGTGAAGCTAACCCTGCTGTAGCTGCGGCTTGGTCAATAGCAACGCCATCACCTGTTCCAACACCTGTTGCCTGGAATAATACACCGACTGTATTAGCTACTGCACCAATCAAAGTAAAGTCTGTTGTGCCTACTGTTCTGATAGTGTAATACTGACCAATAACAAATGAACCTGCGGTAACATCATAAGCACTATCTAGTCCGTCTAATGTTGCACCTGTTGATGATAGTGTAGATAGAAAGTCTACGTCTGTTTCTGCTTCTGACCATTTTTGTGTTTGATAGTTGTAAATAATCAATGAACGTCCACCAGATACGTTAGCATAATCCCACATCACTACGTTACGCTCAGGGTCAATAGAAGCTGAAATAGAATCAATATCACCAATGTTAGCATTGTTAAAGAAATAACGGTTTACTTTCTCTGCACCAATACGAATAACTTGTTGTCCATCACAAGCATAAAAGCCGTCAGCACCTAAGAAATAAGTAACCCCTGCATATTGTGTGACTGAACCACCTTCAATACAGCCTACACCTCTTGCAATTACGTCAAATTGGAATATATTTGGGCTACCAACGAATGTCATTCGGACTATGGCATTTTCTAATAAGATAACACCAAATTCACCACCAGTGATACCAGTTATGTCGCCACCATCTTCAATGTCCTGAAAATCAGCTAAAGATGCACCTTCACTATTCCAATAATTAGGCAAATTCACGTCAGACCATTGAACTCTGTTAGGATATGTGCCTGCTCCAATATATGCACCAACTACAAAATCACGAATGATAGTGATATGTTTAGCAATAGGTGCAATAGATGTTAATACACGAATATTGCCTGAAGTCGTACCGGAGTTAGTATCTGTGTAAGTAATGGTATTAGCATCTGTGACAGAGATAACATACTCACCATCTGTGCCATCACCACTTGTAATATCGACTTCGTATGTAGCACCAGCAGTTAATCCATGTGCTGTAATGGTTGCAGTCACAGTTGTACCACTACGGCTATATGTACCTGATACAAATGTAGATGATTCGTAAAACGCAGTAGAGCTACCTAATGTCCATCGTTGTATGCGTTGTGTGCCATTGGTTGCTAACATATTTTGACCAAACTGCACAAACTGCCAACGTCCGTCACCAGAGTATGTACCACTAGATACATCGTCTAATGTTAAATCAGTATTATCTAGTTTGAATAGTTTAGTTGGTCCACCTGCAAACACAGTTACAGTTCCACCAAACTTACCTGCAAATACGTTGTTTAGGTTTTCTGATGCAGCAGCTGAATAGTTAGCAGCACTATTAAGATATGTATATCCATTTAATACAGGCACTACATTTAATGCTTTTCTAACTGATTTAGATACAGATGGCTGGTCAGGCAACCATTCATCAAATATGATTCGTTGAGTTGCCATTCATTACGCCTTTTGAATAAATGCTAATGCAAAGTAAGGAGGCAAGTTAGCGTTAGTTCCACTTGAGCCTGTTGTGCTAACAGCAACAGAAATTCCTGTTGTTTGAGGTGATGTTGTTGTTGACTGATTGTATGTTCCAAAGCCACCTCTACCAGAACCAGAACTGTATTCTGAAATCCCAACAAAATGTGAGTGACCAGGGTCTGTTACTGTTGCAGAGTGAGTATGGCTTACCACAATAGCATCTTTACTACCACCTGATTGTGTAGCAGTTCCTGTTACATTAGTTTTAGATGCTCCACCATCATCTGCATTTGCACCAATAATAAATCGATTGCGTAAATCAGGAGTGCCATTAGAACCATCACATAAATACCAACCACTAGGGATAGTAGCAATCGTACCAGACCACATAATAATACCACCACTTGGAAAACCACTACCCCACACTGGTGTTCCTGAACCTTGAGATACAATTACTTGACCAGATGTTCCAGCACTTCCGCCTAACTGAAATCCACCTGTAACATTTAATGTACCAGATTGAGTTAATGTTCCAGAAGAAGCTAATGCTCCCCCAATAGTAAGAGAATCACCACTAGAACCATCTTGAAAGTTTTTAAGATGACTCATCACAGCACGAATAGCATTGTTAATATTACTTGGGCTACAACTTTCCGCTATATTAATGTTTGCTACATCAGTATTATTTGCTGCGGTTGAGGAATATTCACTAATCTTGTTTTTTGCCATATTTTTTCCTTAAATTAACCTTGCCTTAACCAATTTTCGTTTCCAGCCGATACGTCTGACCAAACTTCTGCGACTGCTGTTATATTTGTCCATGATTCACTGCCTGCTGTTTGTTCTACCCATGATTCAGTACTAGTAGATGCAATTACCCATGATTCACTTCCAAATGGTGTGTCAGTCCATTCTTCACCTAATATTGTCCCTAATGCAGTTATTGTTCCATTAGAGTTTATAATTGCATCACCACTAAATGTAGCATTTGCTAAACATTCTGCTAATGCTGTTGCGTTGATAGAGCCATCTGCATCTACTATTAAACCACCTAAACATGATACAGTAGCATCACCATCTATACTTGCACTTGCGTATGCTTCACTAAATCCATTAGCAGTAACACTAACATTAGAGAATATAGAACCACTTGCAACTGCTAGAGAGAATCCTTCTGCATCAAATAATGCGTAACCTGCAATAGCACCACTATTAGTTCTGATTCGTAAGTAGGTAATAGATGCACTTGCTGTGCCATTTATGATAGCAGGTGATGTACGCAATCTTGTAGCATCTATGGTCACTGCACTAGATGCGTTTATATTACCAATACCATTCAGTATTAATATTGCATCAGATGTTATTGTAGCAGTAGATGATATGTCTGCATCAGAAGTGCGTAATCTTACAGCAGTTGATATAACTGTAGCGTTAGCAGTAACACTTGCTTCACCAAATAATACTTCAGAAACATAAGATAAAGAACTATAAGGTGTTTGAGAAAATGCAGAAAATCCAAACATTATTTAACCTTTTCTTGAATTTCTACCCATGATAAAGTTGATTCATCCCAGATATATTCTTTTCCATCATCTGGACATGGTACTGGAGCTTCCCATAAACAAGAAAATTCATTTAATACCCAAGAGTTGTATACTTTAGGAGGAATAAACGCATCTCTATTATTGTCGTATGTATATCCTATCCCAGCATAGTTCTTTCTAAACGCTTTAGATTGGTCAGCATCAGGCTCACCTGTTTGTGAATTGTAGTAAATTCCGCCACGAGTGTTATAAGAAGTTTGAATCCATTGACCAGGATAAGAATCTACAAAAGTATTAAAAAACTCAGGTTCGGCAACAATCACTTGCGTCACTTTCCCATCTAAAACTTTAGCAAAATTTGTCATATTAAATCCTTAAGCCGTGTAAGTTCCTGAAGAATTATAAGTCAAAATGGTGTTGCCACCTGATGTAGTAACAGTTGGACTTCCTGTTGTAACGCCTGAATAGTATCCTGTAGGTATAGACAAAATAACAACACCAGAACCACCAGCGGCTGATGCGACTCCAGAACCACCACTTGTTCTAGCACCACCACCGCCACCACCGCCAGTATTTGCAGCACCAGCAGTAGCAGGAGTTCCAGATACAGCTCCATTTCCACCGCCACCTGTACCTCCAGTACCTTTAGTTCCTAAATAAGAACCACCTCCACCACCACCTGCACGAGTTACAGAACTGCCAGTAATTGAAGAAGCAGAGCCATTTCCTCCGTTTCCACCAACTCCAGATGAGGCGTTTCCACCTACTGCACCAGCTCCACCGCCACCTCCAGCATCTAAATTATTTGATGCTGCACTACCTCCATCATTTCCTTGTCCTGTAGTTCCAGAACCTCCTCCAACGCTAAAAATATTACCGCCACCACCAGAACCGCCACTTAAAGCAGCACCGCCAGTAATTCCACCTCCTCCACCACCACCAGTAGAAGTTATAGTCGAAAAGACTGAATTAGACCCGTTTCCACCATTAACACCAGTATTACCAGCAGAACCGCCACTGCCAACTGTGATAGTGTATGAAGTCCCTGGTTGTAATAAAAGATTGCTAGCTCTATATCCACCTGCACCGCCACCGCCTCCAGATGAACCGCCTGATAGATTGCCACCACCGCCACCACCGCCAGCGACTACTAAATAATCGACTTGATATTCTCTTTTAATAGGGCTGGTTAAAAATCCATCATAAACAAGCCATCCTTGAGTGCTGTCAATATATACCAACCCAACAGACTGACTATTTGTTGACAATATTTGATTAGAAATACTTGATTGAATTTTATTGCCGTTTGGATTAAGTGTGCAATTATTTGTGTTAAATGTACCAGCATAATCCGTAATAGTAATTAACTGACCTGCACTTGGACTTGCAGGCAGAGTAACTGTTATAGCACCTGATGTAGTATTTACTGGATATGCTTGTCCTGCAACAGCAGTAAATGAAGATGTCTGCACAGATTGCCATACAACACCTACTGATATAGAGTCACCTAGTGATGTAGCTGTTCCATTGATAGTAATGCTAGAGTTAGTTAGGCTGCTATTACCAATATTACTTAATGTATTATTAGCACCACTAATAGTTTTATTAGTTAATGTTTGTGCTGTTTCAATATCTACAGACTTTTCAGCAGGGTATGTTACAAATACATTAGATGTTCCTGATAGGGTAATAGCACTGCCACTATTGCTAGATTCTAGTATGGTGTCACGAGATAAAGTTGTGCCTGATGATGTGTAAGTTCCTATACCAACTTCCCAATCAGTGCCAGAAGTAATTGCATAATAACAAGTATTACCATCACCGATTGCACTAAAGTCTTGAAAACCAGAAACTGCACCTGCAAGGGTAACTGTACCTGTGCCTGTAGTCGTGGTTACTTCCTGAACCCTATCTTTAACGACTAATGCCATTATTTATCCTTACGCTAATGTAACTGATAAGTTTCCAGTTGTTATTTTAAAGATGTCACCAGAATCGATTGTTTTGGATGTGTCGAGTGCTGTATGGAATAATAAGTTACCACTAGTTAAAGCATCATGTATTCCTATGTGAGTGACAGTCCCCCATGAACCAGTTGCTGTTGGGAATGTGACATCAGCAGAGTTTGTAGATACACCATTAGATGGAGCACCCATTGTTACTGCTGTTCTTGCATATGAACCACCTGATACTTCTGTGCCAGAATCAGCATCTGTTGGGTCTGTTGTGTATAAAGATACATACACTGTTGCTGGTGATGTATATGTCGTTGCTCTTAAAGTAGCATTAATTAATGCGTTCTCTAAAAAATTACTAAATTCTGCCATAATAGTTCCTTATGAAGTTGTTACGTTTAATGTTGCACTAGAGAATGTTGCACCCTTATCGTTTTCTC